GATGAGCTGGAGTATGCGCTAAGCGTTTGCATGTGTGAACATGAAGACGCTGAATACATGACAGGCCGAGAGCGTGACAGCATGGCACTAAAGGTGTTACGCGGCACAACTTAACGCCGAGTTAAAAGGCGGCATGATAAACGAAATTTAAAACTACAACTTACAGGCCGTCCTTTTGAACGACTTGTTAAATTGGGGATGCTTGCGATGGAAGTTATAGAAATAGTAGAAATTCATTTGAGCGAAAAAGGTTACGGTGGATTGTACTCTGACGAATGCGCGTGTGTTGTTGGTGATTTGGCTCCATGCGGTGAAATGAAAAGCGATTGCCGCGCAGGATACAAGCACGCCCATTCAGTTACTGGCGATTACATTGTTTCATGCAATAAGCAGCCAATGAGCGATGCAGATATTCAGGATGTGATTGACGCAATTTAACGCCGTTATAAGCCGTGCCGTTTTACAGATAGAGAATTGCGATGCACTAGCCGCATCGCGCTTAATAACCTTGTTATGTGGAGTTGACGAAGTGGACTTTGAAGAATTAAAAGCAAAACTAGCAGGAATTGAAGAAAGAGCAAGCGAACGCAAAAAAGATGCGATTCGCGAGTATTGCCTTGGGAATAACACCGTAAAAATTGGCGACATTGTTGCCGATCACATTGGCTCAGTTAAAGTTGAAAGAATCCTGGTTGAGTATTCACTTACCAGGCCGCAATGTGTTTACGTTGGAGCTGAGCTAAAGAAAGATTTAACACCGCGTAAAGACGGGTCTAAACGGAGCGTGTACGCTCAGAATCTTGGGCGCACATAACGTTGAGCTAAAGCGCTGCATTTAAGCAGTGATAAAAGCGCAAATTTCTAGGCAGTCGCTTTGAGTGACTGGTTACATTTATTAATGGAGGTTTCAATGCTATTTCTACGAATTACCAAGGGCTTGCTGGCTGTTATTGTCGCGATTATAGCGGCGCTGTTATTTGGCTGGATTATTAGCTACCTGATTTTTATTGACTTTAGCGATGCAGACAAAGAGCTAGAGCTGAAGGCAAAACTATTCCTTGGCTTAGTTTTTTATGGATTTTGTAATGGTGCCGCGCTGCTTATTTCAATTTTTATTGAATTTGCAAAAGCGCCAAAACCTAAATGAATGTAACGCTTAGCTCAAAAGTGCGCTTTGCGATGTTAATTTAATACTGCGGCCTAGACCGCATCTTTTGGAGCGTATTGTTATGCATGATGGTCTTGCGATAAAGGTTTGCAAAACAATGTATTTCCTATGCCGTGAAAAACTGGAAATTTACAGCATGGATATTACTGCCGAAAGCAAAACTGGAAACACGGTGCGGGACATTAACGGGAAGCTGCATAGAACGCACTGCAAGAAACATTCAATTTTTCACAGTTTAGCAATGGCTAATTCAGAGTTGCAATATTTGAAAGATGGACGGTACGCTGCATAACGCTGAGGTAACAGGCGCATGACGGCGGCTTTATCGCCGGCAGGCGTCCATGTTGACCGCCGTGTTATGCCGGTTTTGAGGTGAAAATGAGCATAGAACTGCTGAATATTGACTGCATGGAATACATGGCAACCCTGCCGGATAAGGATTTTGATTTGGCGATTGTTGACCCCCCGTATGGACTCGGCGAAAAAATAACGAACGGAGGCACATGGGCGGCGAAGCTGACAAAAGAAGACTCGGCGTGGGATACGGCCCCGACAAAAGAGTTTTTTTGTGAACTCCGCAGGGTGAGCAAGGAACAGATTATTTGGGGTGGCAATTATTTCGAACTGCCGCCAACAAGATGTTTTTTGATTTGGGACAAGGTGGCGCACATGGACACGCTGGCGGACTGTGAGCTTGCTTGGACTTCGATGGACAAAAACGCCAAGATTTTTAAGCATGTTCGCAACACGAGCGAGCAAAGGATTCATGTTTGCCAGAAGCCGATTAAGCTCTATGAGTGGCTCCTAACCAACTACGCCAAGCCCGGCCAGAAGGTGCTGGATACGCACCTCGGCAGCGGAAGCAGCGCGATTGCCGCCCACTACTACGGAGTGGACTTTGTGGGCTGCGAACTGGACAAGGATTATTTTGATGCCGCCAAGAAACGGTTTGCACAACAAACCGCGCAACTGGCGATGTTTGGGGCATAACGCCCATGTACAGCCGCGCCAACTAAAGCGGTAATTAAAAACCACGGCCTATGCAGCGTCGGTGCTGCTACGCCTTGTTATACGAAACAACTAACTACGAAGGCTTTACCATGAAATTTAACGATGAAGTATGTACACGCACTACGATTAACTTTTCATTTTCTGACAAGATTAGAATTTTGCTTGGCCGCAAAGTTACAGTTTGTGTAGACGTGAAAACTGAAAATGTTGTTGGTGCTACCGAGACAGAATCACTTGCAATAGTTGAGAAATTCCGCAAGCCAAAACATGAAACTGGCGGCGAATACAGCTACGTATAACAGTGGAATATAAAGTTTACGCAAAGTCGAGGTATATAAATCAATGACTTATAGAGTGACCAAAAAGGCAGGGAAGCTTTGGAGCGAGCAGGCCAATGCTATCCAAGTAAGACAAAAAGCGGGGATATGCGAAACTTAAAATGGTGCCCGAGGCCGGACATAAAAACACAGTATTTAAAAGGGTTACAGCAATAAAAACGTAAATAAGACGTAATTATTTATAAATACAGTCGCAGTCCGGCTATAGAACCAGCTACCTCGCCCTATCCTCTTTAATCCGCCAGCTGCCCTCCACGAACGTTCCAATTTCGCCGTTTTCGTCGGTGGCTTGGGCATCGTAATAGTAATCACCAGAGGCGGTATTGCCTGGTACCACGAAGTGCACGCGGCCATCAATGCCGCCACTGGTTATGGCGCCAGTCAAAACCGCCACACTGGTACTGGCATCGTTTGGCGCAGAGCGGGAATCTATGCCCAGTTTAAAATTAGTCCAGCCGCTAATATTAACCGGTTTGCCGCCGCTTTTAATTTGGAATGTTACGCGTTTAGTGTCGCCGCGCTTGCGGGTAATGTTTAGCTCAAATGGTCTCATCGTCTAGCTCCACGGTTAACTCATCGTCTAGCGCAACCTCGAGGTCGCCAGCCAGCTCTATATCGTATTGTTGAGCCACAAGCTCTACCCCTAATTCACCATAAATAAAAATATCGCCCGCACCACCACCGCCGCCCTGCGCGTTTAAATGCTGCCACGCGGTACCGCTGGGGAGCGTTGAGCCTGCGATTAGTTTTTGCCATGCGGTCATTGCGTGTGATTCCATACCGCGCTGGATATATCACCAAGCGTGTATTGGTTGCCGCTGGTGACTACCTCGCGAATTTCAATTTTGTCGTAGTCGCTATCAATCTCTACCACGATCGTGGGAGGGATTGGGGCGCGGTCGAATACGTTGCGGTCACTTATGCCGTCCTCACTCACTATTTCGCGCAGAATGCGCAGGGTGTGGCTCACACCGCCATAAGGCACTATTCGCCAGCCGGTGCGCAGCACGCCATACATTTGGGTAAATTTGCCGCCGCCTTTGGGCGCATTGCCCTCAACATCTAACGGCGGGTAGTAGGATTGCTCATCGTTTGTGTTGAGCATAAATAAATCGATCAACTCAATGTAGGCGTGCGATATATCTATGCCATTGGTAACGGTATCCGCATGCAAATACAGGCGTTTTGCGACGTAATCAACACTAGCGAGGGCTGTCATCAATCACCACCAAATTAGTTGCAGGGTCAAAATGACAAGGGATGTCGTTAACCATCCAGCCCACCATCGCGACTTTTATAGCCTCAGCCAAATCAGCGATATAGAGCGTGTAGGCCTCGCCGGTTACGGGGCTCACAAATTGAATATGCTCTAATGCAACGTTTGATACTGGGCGAAAAACCGTGTGCACAGTGACCGATTCGCTTTTGATTTCTAGCGTTTGCGAATCAACCTCAACCTCTTGCACGCTTGCGCGAATCCAGTTGTCTTGACTGGCTTTTGCGGTATCGATTTCAATTTTTGTGGTGCGAATTGCTTTAATAAGCATGGACCGCCCCTTACGAATAAACGCGATCTGTTGCGGCCACTAATGAAAGTTTGATTGTTTTGCTGCGCGTGAGCGTGCCAGTCGCCATTGCGAATTTACCAGAACCAGGGCGAATACCAATGAGCACCACATTTTTATCGGTACCCGCCGCACCGCCCGCGGTTGAGTTGTCGTAATCAAAATCAAAACCAATGGAGGCAGCAGAAATAGTGCCGGCAATATCGGCATTCACTGCATCCTGCACAGTGATTGCACCTGCCTCGCCATAGTCATTACCAGCGCCCGCTGGCGCGGCGTACATTAAGCGATAGCTCGAACCAGCACCCACAAGCACACTGTTAAATTCCAGCGTACCCGCAGCGGTATAGGGGTTTGTGCGCTTAACGTTACCATCGTCATAAAACTCTACTCGGTTTGAATCTGATACATGCACGTTATCGATAAAAACCGATTGGCTTGTCACCAAGGTATCGCCAGAAAATGCGAGCAAAGCAGCCGCCGTTTTACCGGTAATTGTGCCAGCGGTACCCGCCGTATTGATATTGGAGTTTTGGCGCAGCAGGTATTGAATTTTTGTGTAAATTTGCTCAAGTGTTGCGCTGTTACCATCTACAATTATTTTAAAATTGTAATTGGTACCGCCAATGCTGCGCGACTGATTTGCCGTGTAATAACTCACGGTTATGCCGCTATAAGGCGCACCACTCATGGCGGCGTCATTTGCAGAAATTTTTAAATCGTCATCGTTACTCAACAACAAATTTACAATGTAAGCGCCAGTTGCGGTTTTACCCGTTTCAGCCATCGGCGCGGTCTTATATTTTTTGCCATACTCGCGGCAGAATGCCGTTAAAAAAGTGCGCTTATCAAAGTTGCCGTTTGAGGCATCGCCATAAACTTGAATTGCCTCATTTACCTGATCTGTAAATGTAAAATTGGTGGGCGCGTCATTTGCAGCTAATTGGTAATACTGTTGCGCGCCAGTTGATACGCCACCCAAGCCAACCACACAAACATGTTCACGGTTTAATACACCCGCAGATGAATACTCACGAAAGCCGCCATCGCGCAGCATTTGGCGCGTTGCATCGTTTGCAGGTTTCCAGCCGCTATAGTTACCGCCCTCATCCACACCAAAATAATATTGGCCACTCAACGCATCCAATGCAGTCATTGGGAATGGCGAATCTTGATAGGTAGACGTTGCCCATAAATCCGCAAACTTTGAATAAAGCGCCTGAATTGTTACGCCATCTTTTGCAATTAAATTGCCCGCAACGTTTAGCGTAAATGTGCGCGCAGGCTCATTGATTGTTAATTCGGTACCCACATTTAATTGCGCACGCGATGTGATCTTTGGCATGGATTAATCCTCTAAATATAATTGCGGTCGAGCAATTGGCTCACCGGCAGCGATGAATCTTGCGCGCTAGGCGTGTAATTTCTTAACAGTGGTTTGGGCACGTAACCGGGCTTAATCACATCCACATCAATCGCCTCCGGCGTTTCGTAAACGTATGCCCACGTGGTGCCCGCATTTGAATCTACCGAAGCCAAAATAGTGCTGGTACCGGCAGCGCGCACAACAACATCTGAACCAGAAACCAAACCGGTGAAGGTGAGCGAGTATTGAACGGGTGGCGTGTAATAACTGCCATCATCAGCTTGCATTTGATTAATGCCGGGGAACGGATTGCCTGCCTCATCAATAACGCGAACACCCTTAACAACGCGTAAACCACCGTAACTGCCGATTGCTGTCACAAAAGCGCCATTAGAGGGCACTATCATTTCATGCCAAGCACCACCCAACTTGCCATTAAACGTGGTGGAAACTTGAGAGAAGTGATACTGCAAATAGTGATAAATATCGGCAGCAGTCAGAGAGGGGTTTATTATTTTGTTACCAACAACGGTTAAGCCAAAACTTTTAGAATTCCAGCTAACCGGCGAGCCGCCGTGATCAGTAATTGAAATTCCTGTGTGCGCCAATGCAACGGCAGACGATTGCGAAACATGTGTGTTAGCAAAAAGCGTTACCGGCTGAAATGCACCGCCTACACCGCGCAAAATAACAGAAACATCTGAAAATAATTTTCCATAAGAGCGAATGCGGCACACCCAATTATCGGTCGCTGAATTGTTTTCTCCCCTGTAATCCTTTTGGTTATTGTCCGCCCTGGCGCCACTCACGCTACGCCAATTAACGCAGGTCAATACACCGCCACTGCCTGTAATGGCGGCAACACCAGACCCATTAAATACAGCAGAGTATTCGATATCGTTTGGGTAATTTGGCTGAGAGGCACCGAACAGAGAGGTGTTGTACGCACAGCGGTTGCCATTATTTTTATCTTTAAAATAAATTCCACCCTGCGTTATTGCTGCGCCAGCAACATCTTTTACTGTTGCTGCAAACTCTTGACGAATCTCATGAATTCCACAGTTATTTGAACCAGAGGCCGAGGCATCATTACCCGCAGACGCCAGCGCGCTACCTACGCCACAATTCACAAACCGCATCCAAACTGTTGGCAACCGAAACGCAGCATCATAGGCATTACCGAGCCCACCAGGATAATCAACAATAGGCACAAATGTTTGCGCAACAGAAGAGCTCGAACTCACATACGCAAAAATTCCCTGGTACGGCTCAAGCGCTTTAATTTGTGCGGGCGCACCTAATATTGAAACCCACAATCCTTTTGTTACAAGGCCGCTGATATCAGTTGTATTGCTACGCTGGCGAATATGGCACTCGACCGCAGAAGAGGCGCCCGCCAAACCTAGCGCGATAAATGACGCACTTTTACTGTATGACTTATAAGTGCCCACAGAAGCACTAGACCCCAAACCCACTGGGCCACGCAAATAGATTGCACCGTATTTGTGATTACAGGTACCCAGCACCCGAAACGCCGAATAAAGCGAGTCGTCACTTTCGCCACCCGTGGTTGCTCGATACGAGGGGATAACAAATGCGGTGCACTGAGGGAAAAAATTAACACCGTTAACCGTGATATCTATACCGATATTTAAAGTACCGCCCACAGCAACTGACACTTGCGGGTACGTAGTAATACCACTACCTAGCAACACCTCTTCAAAGCGAGGGTCAAATGTTAGTGTGCCGTTAATTAATAATCGGTTGCTGCCAATCAGGTACGTTGTTTTGGTGCCGTTGGTTACGTTTGTTACGCCCGCAACAGCTCCCAATGCAGACAGATTAGTATCCGTTCCTGTTTGCGTTATTACGCCGCCTGAAATTGAAAATGACACAAATTTTCCCCAAAAAAAATCCCGCACGCGGCGGGATTATTGAATCAATGTTTTTTGTTAACCGATTTTCATTAAACCGTTGGCCGTGCCATCACAGTAATAAAAACCTGAAAGCGTAGTGGCAAGCGTGAGCGTAGTGGTACCCAGTTTTATAGAGAGAGTTGCGGTACCCTCGTTGTGCACGCAGAAAAAGCGCTTGCTTGCCTGCACTGTTAAATCGCGCGCAACCGTGTGGCCACTGCAGCGAAACATAAAATATTTTTTAAAATTTGCAGCGCTAACAGTGGCATTTGCCGCAGTTAAATCCACCACCAAAAAATCTTGTGTGGCAGATTCAAGACCGCGAACCATTTCGTTACACACGACGAATTGGTCAACTTGCCCGCTGGCGAGTTCTGTAATAGCTAATATTGGTGTTGCCATTTAAATGGGGTCCGGTAGTTGTTGTGACGGTGGCGTGAATGCAGACGTATAGCGCGGCTCATTATAGGTAATGCGAATATCATCAAAATAGCCATTCAAATAGCACGCAGCGGGGTTGCCAGCTGCATAACCAACAAGCAGCGGCTTACCACCATCTGCACGAGCCGGGATAGTTGTGCTGGACACATCAAGAGCACCACCTACAAAAACGCGCGCGGTAGTACCATCAAACGTAAAAGCAATGTGAACCCATTGAGATAACGGAATAGTTGTAGCCCCTGTATATGTTTGTATAGTGACAGCATTGGTACCATTACCTAGCGCGCCGCGAATTTTTCCGGCAGATGTAATTGATAATGAATATGATGGATAGGTAGAACCGTAAACGCCATCTTTATCGCAAATGGTTTGCGAGTCAGCAGTCAATGCGTTACACCAAACAAAACCTTCAATACAAAATTTACGAGAACTGAGGTTCAAATCAGTATGATGCGCAATACTTAAATAATCACCAACACCATCCAAACACCCGCTGGCACCGCCGTTTTTAAATTGTGCAGTGCTTATTTTTGCGTTTCCAAAAACCGTAATTGTTTTTGGTGTTTTTGAAGAATCTACAAACACCGTAGAATTATTGGCGCCATTCCCGTGCAATAAAAGCGCTACTTTATCGCCGTAAATATCCCCCACACCTATTAGCGTTTTTTCAACACTAAAACCACGGCCAATCACTGCTGATATTTGGTAAATTTTTACAGTTAGCGTTGTTGGCAAATAACCAAAATCAGCCAATTGATTTACCGCAGAATAAACAAATGTTTCAGTGGGCGACTGATACATTTTTTTAAATACAGTGCCTTCGTAAATTTCAAACTCAAACAGTAACGCAACCTCACCTATGGGCGCAGCAATGCCCGTGGCCCATTGGTTGCTAGCCATGCGCGTGCGTTTTGTGCATGAGATTGTCCAAACCTCTGCCACCAGCTCACCCGTAACACTCACAGGCGAGAGCGGTTTAAGGTTGGTGCCGCGATAGGTAAAGTTTAATTCGGTGGCGTCCTGCGCATCTTGCCCCGTGGTTACACCTTTGAATTTTCTGGGGGAATTTAGCGCTACGGCATCTGCACCTACAAAGGCGGTGTCTGGGTCATCTAAGAACACCAGCATATCGCCGGCCTCGTGCAAATCGCCCGCCCATTCCGTACCGAACAAGCCGCGCACAAAGGTAGTGAGCTTTATAGTCGCGCCACTAATTACCGTTGCAGTTGCGTACTGAATAATTTCCCAGCGACCATCTGCACCGTAGGCGCAATAATGTTTGCCAGTGAGCATTTGCGCTTCTGTTATTGAAAAGAATTCGCCCGCAATAACATTAATAGTTAATTCGGTGATGCGATCAATCACAAAATAATCGCCCGCAGGCAAGTAATTTACCGCGCGCGCAAACGTGCAGTTTGCACCAAAGCCTTGAATAGCATCGTAGGTTTGGCCAGAGTCTAGGCTGCGTAAAAATGCACCGCCTTTCCAGCTGGGGCCGCCACACATGGCAACACCAAACCCGTAGCCCGTGGTTGCATCATTCAGTGCAGGCAAATCTAAAATAATAGTGTTTGCAGGCACTATAACGGGTATGCTTTCAGAGGGCGGCGTTACAGCAATGCCCACGGCAGACGATTGATAATTCGCTGGCTCTGCGCGTTTTGCAGAAATTTCTAGGCGCTGATCAGCACCGTAACTAATTGAGCTAATGCGCATTACCGCATAAAGCCCTGCCGCAATTTCTACCTCTATTACATTGGCAGGTTTTAAATAAATATATTTTTGCGGCAAGGAAAACGAATAGGTGTCGCGTTCCATCCACGCTAAATTAATATAAATATCGGCAAGCTGCGCCGCGCTATCTGCAGATAAAACAACTGGCAAACTTTGATTTTTTTGGTTAGACGTACGCGATGGGTAATTGGCATCTTGCGTGTTTGTATCGTACTCGCGGTTGTAATCCAAATAGGTTAACGAATAATAACTGGGTAATTGCGAATCTGTTTCACGCTCGCGGGTAACTAGCACTCCGGGGGAATCACCCGCTGCACGCGCACCCAAATCGGTGAGCGGAATAGTCACAATGGGCGAGCCGCCGCGCTTCACAGCTTTTACGGTGTAGCCGTATTCTACAAAATCAAATAAAAATGCGGCTTGTAATGGCCCTAATTTACCGCGCGCACTGGTTACATCAGTAATGCGGTACCCATCTACATAATCACTTTCTAACTCGGTTAAATCGCGCAACGCGCCAGGTATACCCGCCGCAGACATATGGCGACCCACAACGGTATCCAAAGAGGCAGGCTGCACGGCGTTAAAATCTTTAAAGCGCCATTGCTCGTAATGCAGCTCGCCACCTTCTGCACCAAACCGCGTAGACCAGCCCACCACAAACAAACCACCATACACGGCAAACTGCAGCGCAAAATCGCCTGTGCTAAACGGAAAATTACCAAAGGTGAATGAGCGAATTGTGGCTAGGCTATTGCCATCGTAAACAAAAACGCGCAACGCACCGCCAGACACAGGGTCTGCACGATACAAAAAACCATCGTCATACCATAGCCGATAATAGATGCTACCCAATGGGGTATTGGTTGCCCTGCTCGCGTAAACCATGCCGCCAGAATTCAGCTTTATGATATTGCTGTTGTTGATAATGTAAAAATAACCATCACCATAGGTTGCACCGTAAGAGGGCTCATCATCCCAATCAAACGAGCCAGAATGCAGGCGCCCACCATGCACCATTTTTACGGTGTCTTTAAATGCCCATCCTGTTGGCGCACCATCTTGATAATTATTTGGTAGGGTTCCAGAACTTAAGTCGTACTGCTGCCAGTTTAAATAATCGCCAAAAGTTAAGCCTGGGTATATTGCAATATCCGTATTGTAAACAGCGGAAGTTCCAGCTTCCCAATCGCCTGTGTAGGCATTAAAACGGTGGTAGGATGCGGTTGCACCCCCCCCTAAATGAGGAGTCCACTGCGCAATAAATAAGGCGCTACTGGGCGACAACGCTCTAACAAACGCATGATTTTCACGCCACTCACCCCAATAGGTATCATAAATACTTTCATCAAACGGCATGATGGCTTCAAACACTTTTTGAAACGGCAGCAAATCATTTACCGTTTCAAAATCTGCAATTACCTCAACTTTTATGGGGCAGCCTTGCAAGCCATTGCCGTACTCGGTTAAATCAAAATCATAAAACATGATGTAGGCGGTGCCTTCATAGCTTGGGCAATTACCCACGCCGAGCACGGCCTCCATGCGTGAATCTGGATCGGTTTGCGTACCGTTGTAGTAGTGCCAGCCAGCAGCGTTTGAATTGCTTTGGCGAATGGAATCTATATCAACACTCTCGCCCACCGAATAAATTAATTTGCCGCCCGCCCAAATTCTACGAATAACGCTACCGGGCATTGCCTCGCCAATGGCAACGGCGAAAGTGGCGAAATAGGTTGTGGTGGTATAGCTACCTTTTGGGCTGCCGCCTTTGCCGCCCGTTTTTTGTTTTTTGGCTACGGCTTTGTATTCGTTGTTTTCTAAATAAATAATGCTGCCCGTGTGCGCAATGGTGCCGTGCAGTGTGGCAAGGCTTACGCCGTAGGCGACTGAGTTAAAGCTTTTATCTTCTAGGGTTGGGCCTTTTAAATCGGGGCCGGGGGGCGGGTCTATCATGCCGCCAATTGAGCTACCAATTACAAACCCGCGTACAGCGCCCGCCCAGCCGCCGCCACTTAAAAAACCACCTACCGCGCCAACAACACCGCCAAGGGTTTGACCTAAAGATTTACTCATTGAACAAACCTATACACAGCGGTTATTTTTTTTAGCCATACATCATCAATGCGTTGCTCTACGGTGCGGCCAACATCATCGTAGGCGTGAATCATGTAGCCGTTGCCCGCATAAACTCCTAGGTGCCCAGGTGCGGCTTTTATTTTCATTAAAATCACATCGCCCGCAGACATTTCTGCAACAGGGACCAACATTAAATTGGGCTGCGAATTTAAAAAGGCTTGCAACTGATCTTTAAACGGCAAGCGGCCATAGCCTTGCATATCTGCATGCTCAATACCCAGCCGAGTAGCGCAATGCACAACCACGCCTGCGCAATCTAACGCGGTACCGCACACGCGGCCTTGGTGGCGAAATGGTGTGTTTATACACTCGCGGGCATAGCCAACAATTTCATTCATTATTGCGCGCCGAATTTAGCAACGGTGGATTGTTGAGGAACATGAGGGAATGCACCAAAGTGTTTGCCGTTGGCGTGTTTTGTTATGCAATCTTCCGTGAAACGCTTACGGCAACCCACGCGAATTTTAAATTCATCGCCCACCTGCGGCGTGAAATAAAACGGGGTTGAGAGCGTAATTGTGCCGTTGGTTAAGTAGGTTTTTACAAACGCATAAGAAAGCCCTGCATTTAAACCGCTAGTGAAAATTAATTCGCCATTGCCAAACCAATCATCTGCATAGGTTGCATTTAATGTTGCGGCGCGAAATTGCATATTGCTGATTGAGTGACTGACTACAGACGTAATATCGCTCAGCGTTGCATTTTTTTGGCATTTGCTTTTATCGCTCGCGATGATTTCGCCGTTGATATGACTATCGCCAAATGTCCACAAACACCCGGGCGTTATTAAGCGGCCGCTGGTTTGATTTAATAAATCCATGAGCGACAAAAGCTCAAGCGTGTAGCGCTCATCTTCCTCGCGCACGCGGCCAATTTGATAAACGCGATCGGGTTCTTCATCCTCCACGGGCGCAGCCCAATCGGTGAAAAATGAATACACAAAGGCGCCATCCCATTTGCGGCTGTCCACCTGCTGGCGAGTGATTGCATCCACGCTGTAAACGCTACCGATATCGATAACAGTTGCGCCACCTTCAACGGTTGCACTCACATCCGTTTTCATGGCGAGGTCGCCACTTTCGTACACCTCGCTATTACTCATCACCAGCGCGCCGGGGTAACGCAACACAAACCGCAAAATGGTACCGTCTACCGCTTCAAACCGGATGCATTGGGTGCGGCGTTCTATGTTTACGGTCATGGGTTGAGCACCTCAACCAAGGTAATGCCTGCTACATCACGCAGGCCGCGCTCCAATGCCGTTACATCAAACGCAGCGGAAAATGCGCAGGGAATATCAAACCGGCAACCACCGGTGACGGCACCCACAGGGGCAACAGCAAAGGCAACTTCGCCGGTGGTGTAATCCACCGTAAAACCCGTAGTCACAACAACGCCAGCAACGGCAATTACCGCAGTGGCCGATTGGGGTTTTTTAAGCAAACGCTTGGGGCGGCCAATGGTTGGCAAGGCAGTTTTGCCTAGGCCGTATTCTTTTTGCAGCTGGAATTTTGTGGTGGTTATTTGTTTTAAGGTGCAATCCAACGCAGTGGGCGCACTAACGCCATCCTGCGCGGTTGTGTTGTCGTCATGGCAGAACACACGGAACGCACCGTAAGTGCCGTACACGCGGCGGTACAAGCTTAAAATGCCATTGGCCAACTCGGCTTTTTGTTGCGTGTAATCCACCGTGAATACATATTGGGGAATGGGTGAAATTAATTTTGTATAGCGGTTACCGCCAGAGTCTTCACCGGCATCTACCATGAATAATTCTTGGTACTGCACACCCAGGCGCATGGTTATGGGCAAGCGCTCTTCTAAAAATGGCATTAGCTGTACCTCTGAGTGCGCGCAATGCCCGCTGCAACCGCCCGCGATACCGCACCCGCCGCTTGACGCGCCTCTTTGGAATCTTTAATGCCGCTTAAATTAATGTTAATAACATTAGAGCCGCCGCCACCCACAGCACCCACACGGCCACTATTGCCAGGTATTAAATATTGACGGCCACCCGAGGCGAATAATTCAGGGCGATTGTTTTCACCCACTTCATAAAATTTACCGCTGGTAACGGGGCCACCTACCGCTTTACCGCCACCAAATAAACCGCCGATACCTTCAAACAAAGCACCTATTCCAACCTTGCCGCCACCAGAACCACCGGTACCGCCCATACCCTTGGGAAACATGGCACCCATAATGTCTGCCGCGATGGCCTGGGCGATCATTTTTTTAATCATGTCTTCAAAGACTTGCAGAATATCCACCTTGCGACCACTTAGGCCGTCATAGATGGCATCACCAATACCGGATTGCATATCGCGGTACATGTTTTTGGTGATTTCATTAATCTCTTCGGTTCCTTTTTTTAATCCTTCTGCACGTTTTTTGTTAGCACGATCAATAAGCGCGTCTGTCTCCTCAACGGTTAAGCCAAGCTCTTTTATTTTTTTAATCATTTCATCGTAGGTGTAATTAATGCGCTCATCACCTTCCATGAGTGATTCTTTTATGGCCTTCAAATCTGCTGCGCTTTTTGCGGCCAAATCATCTGCTTTTTGTCTTTCGGCGACCAAATCAATGCGCTTTGCTTCTATTTCAAACAAGGCAACGGTTTGCGCAGTCGCTTTTTGCAAATCGCCATGCAAAGTGCGGTATTGAATTTTTTGTAACTCAGTGGCATTCATGCCGAGGGTTGCGCGCTCGCGCATGGCGGCAAGCTCAGCATCTAACCCCTCTTTAAAGCGGGCGGCTTCTTCGTTTGCTTTTTTCTGTGTGGCGGCGAGCTCTTCAGCAGCTATTTTTCCAGCGTTGTAACCATCCACCATTTTCTGCAGGTTTTTGCTTGCATCTGGTGAGACAGTGGGCAATTCTTGGGAAGATTTAGCAGACTGCATTTCCTTAAGCTCTGCCGCAACGGTTTTTTCTAGCTCTTTATATTCCTTTAGCTTCGCATCAAAGCCGGAAGTTAAATCTTTTGTGGCACCACCAAACAAAACATCTGCACTAAACCACTCGCCACTCATCTCCTTTTTAAGCGTTTGCATACGCTTTAATTTATTTTCGATATCGCCTTTTGCAAAACCATTACCAATTCCATTGGCATAATCTTTTAGCGAAACCAGCAGGGAGCTAAGCCCACCAACCGCTTTAATTGCAGAGGCAGAAATACTAACGATACCGCTGGCAATAGCCGCAATACCTTCTTGCGTTTTTGGGTCTGATAAAACATCTGATAACTCAGCCAAAGGCTCGGTTGCATCTTTAGCAATAACGGTACCCATATTCGCTAGCGATTTATTCAGCGCATGCAAATTATCGTTAAACTTTTCCGCAGCCTTGCCCGTTTTTTCATCCAGCACACCGCCCATGCGCTCAAGCTCATCGCCCGCATCTTTCAGGCCTTGCTTGCCGCCGTTAAGCAATGGGATTAATGCTGCGCCAGATTTACCAAATAAATCCTGCGCGATGGCGGTTTTATTGGCCCCATCTTCAACTTGAGAAAATGCTTGGGCAACCTCGCCAAATAATTCATTGGTTGTTTTTAACGAGCCATCGGTATTTTTAATATTTATGCCGAGGATTTTAAACGCATCTGCCTGCGCGCCCGTTCCCTCGGCCGCAGCAACAATACCTTTATTAAATTTACCAAGCGAGCCGGTTAAATCACTGAATTCAACATCTGCACCCTCGCCCGCGTGGGCAAGTTTTGAAAGCTCACCAATTTGCACGCCGGTAATTTGCGATTGCTTGTACATAGCATCCGCATTATCAATAGCCGCTTTGGTGAGCGCAGCCATACCCACCGCACCCGCAGCCGCAACACCCGCTGCAACTTTTGCGGTGCTTGCCACCGTGCGCTGAAAATTCCGTGCGTTAGCGTCAAACAAACGCTGCGCACGGCCTAGGTCTGATTCAAGGCCCGCTAAATTCGCGGCTAAATCAATCGTTAATGTACCTAATGACATTTTTTACCAACCTAGTAATTCATCGAGTGCAGCGTCTGCAGCGGTTTCGCTATCAAACTCTTGCGGTGGTTCTGTATCGGTTTCTTTTTGAAACTCCACAACGTAAAAAGCCATCCACCGAACGAATTCAGCAGATGGCATTGCGTTGATTTCAGCTTCTGTTTTGCCAAGATCGCGCGCCAACCTGAACTTAAAATACAGCTCAGGCCGGCGCCTTAGTTTTTTGCCTCTTCCTCTTGGGAATCCACTGCAAAACTATTTAGGCGAACAATTTCATCGTAAATTTTGCTGATAACAGCGGGGGATTTTTGCGAGAGCGCTTCAATATCATTTTTAGTGAAACTGCGCGCACCGGTGGAATCAACAATGGAGCTCACCAGCAACCCGCACTGCACTTGCAAATAATATTGCGCAGCTGCAAGCGCATCGCTTTGGGCGATATCCTGCATTTTTCCAATATCAACCAAGAAATCCATGCGCTGCTCTACACCGAGCGATCGCAAATGCACTTTGCCGCCCCACTCGGGTACATCTAGCACTTTGATTTGGTTGTCTTGCGCTGCAAGTATGTCGCTTTTGGTGAGTGGCTTATCAGCAAAACAGCCGAGCAAACACATTAAAATTGATTTCAAAACCTTCATGTTAATTAAACCACGCTCAGTTTTTTGCCAGACACGCGAATGGAAAGCGAGCCGGTATTGCGGCCATCCACTGCGCCGGAATCGTTGAAGGATTTAACGGAACCGTAAAAGATTTTGAAGTAACCGTTGCGCTTTTTAATTTTGAACCAGCGAGGCAAACCGTCTGAGCGGGCTGTTTCTAATTCAATGTGGGCTGCGTCGTCTTCAACGAAATGCATATCTGCAGTGAAGGTGCCGGGGTCTGGCAGGCCAATATCAAATTCTTTTTCATCGCTCACCATGGTGGTTACATCTTGCTCAGCAGCACCAGGGTCATCAAAGTTGTAACTTTTGTGCTGTTCACTTTCTACGAACGTGAAAGGCGTTGCAGTACCCGCGCTTGACCATGTGGTGTATGCGGTTGAATCTACACCCACCAACTCAAAGGTGTTGGCAGTGAGCACTTTAATGGGCGCCTCTGTACCGTTTAACTCAACCATGCCCACAATAGCGGCCAGCGCGACCACATCGCCCGTTGCCAAGCCGTGCGCCGTTGCAGTGACTACCGCAGGGTTAGCTTTTGAAATGCCGGTAATGGTTTTTGCGGTACCCACACCAACAATGTTTTGAATAAAAAAACGCGTACCCTGAGAGGAAACCGCTTTTGCTTTGCGAGCCATAAATTTCTCCAATAAAAAAACCCGCACTAGGCGGGTTTGTTAGGTGTTGTGGTAAAAAATTGTTTAGGTTTTACACGTCTTGCCAAATGGAATATTCAAGCACAACGTAATACAGTTTTGTTGTTGGGTCTTGCAGATCGCGATCACTAATAAATACCGAGGCGAAACCCTCATAGTCTTCAATGGCATTTTGCACGGCTTCTGCCAGTGATTTTGCTTGCAGGTAATCGTTTGAGAAACATGAAAGCTGGAAGCGGCCATTGCGCAAACAGCCGCCCGAAATCATGGAGCCTTCACGATTGCCCGCAACCAACTGGTAAACCACATAGGGCGCAGGCTCACCTTCTGGCATGGTGAGCGCGGCAATGCGTTCTTCTACAATGCTCACAACAGCAGAAGAGCCCAACAGCGCGGTGCGGATATCGGCTTCAATCATCTTGGCATACTCGCTTCACGGGCAATTTTTTCAGCTTCTTTTACAACGCGTTTTTTCAAAATGCCTTCAAACTGCTGCAATGCTTCGTATTTTTTTTCTTCATAAGCTGGGCGCATGAAAGGCGATGCCGCGTGATGCGCGGTACCGAACTCTTGAAACACCCAGTAAAACGGGTCATTGGGATTGTTAGCGCCCCTTGCCCCACCATTCGCTTGGCGAAACGATAGAATTTGTTTACCCGTTAGGGGTTTTACGCTGACGTAAACGCCGTATTTATCGCGCTTAGATTTTCTAACGGTAATGTTTGCTTTAATGGTACCGGCTTTGCGGTGAGGGCTTGGCGTTTGCAGCACTGGCGCATTGGCCTGCGCCTGCTTACGAATAGTTTGCGCGCCAGCACGCAGCGCTGCGCGTACAGCACGCTCACCCAATTTGGCAGGCAAGGCATTCAGGGTTTGCTTTAAGGCCTCAAGGCCATGCATGCGAACCTCAGCCATTACTTGCACCCTCAGTACATAAAATTTCTAATTCAGAATTTTTTTCACGCAAGTTAAGCGCGCTTTTAATATCAAAAATGCGGCCCTTATAAACAATGCGCGGGGCGGTGGTCACCCCTCCAAAATAACGGCAACGAATGGGGTGAGTGATTCCACCCTGCACCTGCCCCGCCGCTAAAATTTCACGCGCACTAATAGGCTCTATCGATACCCAGCGGGTACCGGTTGGCAAATCCAGCCAGCCATCATCCAAATGGCCCACTTCGTTTTTAAGCGTGGAGCGCTTTTGGAAAGTGGCGCGTTTGTTTAGTTTGCCGGGAATCATTATGCAGACCAGCCTTTGCGGCTAATGTTGAGCAGGCTTTCAACTGCCATGGGCAACTCTTGCGCGGTAACACCCACAAGCACTGCAGTACGGTTTTCATACCAGTGCGCAACAATTAAACGTATGGCGCGCGTTATGTTTGCGGGAACATCTGCAGCAGCACCAAAGCCAGCTACAAAGCGAATGGTAATTGCATCGCGGCGGGCGTAAACACTGGGCCAAACAACACCTGTTTTTGGCTCAATAAACGCACCATCTTCATCGCCATACAAATAGAAATCATTTACATTGAGCGTCTGCACTTGATTATCTGAATCAAAATAACTGATTGAGGTAATTGATTGCACCGGCGACAACGGCAAGACAATACAACTGCTAAATGCAGAGAGTTTTAAATCCCACGTTTCAGCGGTTAATACTTTGCCCACAATCCCACTTTTGCCACCCACCAATGCACAGGCGGCCAAAATATAACTCTCAATCAAATCATCTTCATCGTCGTGCTCGACTTTTGAATCAGCTTTGCAGTCGTCAACACTGACTGGCAAGGCAACAGCGCCTGCAACCTTAGTGAGAAAGTAAGAACTCATTTTTTTACAGCTTTTTCAGTGGAGACTTTTTTTGTAGCGGTTTCGGCTTCGGTTTTATTCTTTGCTTCTTCAACATCTACAGCAGCGGTAGCAGCTTGGCCAGCTTCAATCATGCGTAAACCTTCGTCATCACCAACGTCGATTTCATCGCCACGATTTTGAACAACATCGGGGCCTGCTCGACTGCACAATAATTTAATTTTCATTTTAAGCTCCAAATAAAAAGCGCCCCGTAGGGCGCTTTTTTGTTTAACTAACTTAATTTATTGCGATTAGCTCGCGGCAGTAATCAAGTGCTTCACTGCAGCCGAATTAAGAAGCTCGCCGTCAAAACGTTTGAAGCCAATCATGCCAACTTGGAAATACTCCGCATAGCGCTCACGCAATGTCATAACTTGGAAGCCATTAACCTTACGAACAACATAGCGAGAAAAATCGCCGAAAATAACAGGCTTCGCAGCAGCGCCAATGTTTGCCATAGCCTGATTCACGCTGTAAGGCTTACCATTAATTAGATCTGGCTCACCACTTCTGACATCACCCATTTGCCATAAATAGTTGCCTTCGCCATCTTTCAATTTACGAACCGAAGCAAGCGTGGTGTCGTTAAACATCCAGCGACATTTTGGTGAGGCACGATATGCAGGATCAACACTATGAAAAAGATCAATTAACTCATCGAAAGTAATTGCAGCGGCGGCAGCGGCTGTTTTGCCTAATGACGTTGCAGGCACAATTCCTTGCGGAGCACCTGAGCCGTTTGCCGTGGTTAATGCAGTATTAGCTGTGCGACCAAGGCGCTCACCAAATAATTCATTCACAAGCGCTTGAATATCAAACACAGAATCTTGCAGCAACTCCATTGGAATTCTTACGATACCTGTATCGTAGACATACGCATCCAACAACTTTTCACCGAATGCAATATCGTCGGTACCGTCATCATCCACAGCAGCGTTCTGCGCTTTAATTCGGCCAGTTTTTGCAGTGTCATCAACGGTTGGCCAAGGAATACGATTACCAGAGGTTGTGCTAAGCTCACGAACAATATTCGCATCCCACATAGGGCCCCACGCAGCCATTGCGCGGTCGATTTCTGTCATCAATTCAACCGGCACTGTGTAGCCACCAGAGGAACCTGTGGTGCTGGTTTGAGCACGCTGTTCTGGCGTTAAATCCACGCGACCAGTAAGCAACACTTCGCGCTCTTCTGGCTCTAAAGATTGCACACCGAAGCGCAACTGTTTGGCAAACACTTCACGATATTCAGGTGTAGTTGCATCACCATCACCAGCACCGCGCGCTTCACCGTCATTTTGATTTGGACGGCGTGGGTCACCAGCCTCAGAAGCTCTTTGTGCCACATCTAAACGGAGCTCGCGCTGAATTTGACCTTCAATTTTGTCATGGTCAGCCATAATGGCATCAAAGCGCGCTTCAATTTCTTTGGCCGCACCAGGTTCGGTTGTGGCGGTAATTTTGTCTAGCTCTGCGCGGGCTTCGGTAGCAAGTTTTGCCTTACGTTCCCGCAATTCTTTAATAGTCATGATAAATCCTCGTTGCTGTGCAGCCCACGCACAAGAAGGGCGACCAAGTGCGGGAACCGCGCTTAGTTATTAACTGCTAGAGCTAATTTCATACGCATGCGAGTGGCATTTATTGCGCTCGCATGCTGAATTTTGTTGGCATTGGCAGTGCGAAAATCTTGCAAACTGCGCAAGCCGATTTCAGTACCTTCATAAGCGGGATGCGTAACGATTGATACATCACGCAAGCCAAGTTTTTTTAGAGTTCGCACAGGGATATCACCGCTTTCATCCCACTCTTGAACTTCTGGAATGAATGCAAAACTCATTTTGTCTAGGTCGCCACGCTTCATTTTTGGCACGATTGCCATTACATCTGGATCAAGCGGATCTAGTTCTGTTTCCATATACAAACCGCGCTCATCTTCTTTGAGCGTGAGCGTGCCGGAACGCGTGCGAGCGAGTGGCAAACCTTCGTGATTAACGAGAAAAACTACGTCATCACGACCGACTGCATCTTTAAACGCACCGGGCTCAATGACCTCTAAAAAATATCCACCGATATCGGTGCGCTCATTAAACACAGCGGCGTAACCACTCACTTTAATTGCGGCACCCTCTGCGCGAATTTCGACGGGTAGCCCGCTACGGATTTCATGCGTCATTTTGTTTTTCCTTTGGCGCAGGAGGCGCAATAGGTTGTTGAATGGGTTGCGAGCCAAGCGGAACGGTTGCGCCTTGAATTAAAAGCACATTGCCTTGCGGATCGTCTTCTCTGTTTTCTTGGCGGCGCGCTTCGTTTGGCTTGATAATTCCGTTTTGAATACCGGTGGCGTAGCCCGCCATACGCGATGTGAAATCGCCACGCAGCAAACCATCTAAATTAAATTCAACGTAGAATTGATTGTTATTTCGGCCAAACAGCTTGAGGTTCATTTCTTGCTCAGCTTGTTTTACCCAGTGCATAATGCAGTGCTTAACTAGCTGCAAATCTTGCTGCTCGACATTACTAAAAGTCCCGTTGGTTAGGTCTTGCAGAAACGCGGGAGGCAATGAATAAATGCGGGCGATATCCACAACCAGCGCCGCTTTTAATTCAACGAGCTGTGATTTTTCTGGATCAACACCAATCGCTT